TTCATCCGCGCCGCCACGAACGTCTTCCACGAGTTGGTATCGAAAAGAACATGGCGCAGCCGCTGGATCGTGCTCGTGCGCCAGTTGGAGCCGACCCGTTCGCCACGATCCGGCAGCTTGTCGGAAATCGTCTGGCCGGACGCACCGACGAATCGGCCGTGGGTTGGCAGGACGCGCGGCCCCCACTTCGAGCGGCGCGCGAAGTCCCGCACGACCCCCTGCGTCTGCGCCCAGTTGGCATCCACGAACAACTGGCCGACCCGGAGGAGGGCGTCATCGCTCTCGCGGGCGACCTCTTTCTCAAGAATCATCCCGGCCACCGACTCCAAGCCGGCTAGGATCGCGGCCTCCACGTTGTCGCCGTGAAGTTTCTGCAGCGTCTTCTTGGCGTCTCGGAGGGTGAAGTAACTGCGGCCTTGCTCCGGGTAGGTGCCGTAGGCCACCAGATGCCCGCGCAGCTCGTGCCCCCAGGCCACGACCGCCCAGTAGAGCAGCGATTGCTGCACGTCCACGAAGGCCGTGAGCGTGTCGAGCCCGCGCGGCACGACCCACCGCGGCACGTTCGCCACCGCCTTGCGCACGTCGCTCGTTGATAGGCCCGTGCTCTCGGCATCGTTCGCCAGCGGTTGCTGCTGGAACTCGCTCGCGAACACGTCGGCCCCATCGTCAATGAATGCGTTGTAGGCGTGCTGGATGGCCGACTGCTCGCGCTCGGGGTCGAAGCAGGAGGCCCACGACACGACACACCCCTCGTCCATCGCGGCCCGGTTCGCCAGATAGAACTCGTTGGCTTCCTTGTGGGCTCGAGCCTGGTCGCCAACGATGTCGGCCGCGAACGTCTTGCGGATCATCGCGTACTTGTCGAGCCACAGGGCATCGTGCTCCTTGGCCCACGACCGCACCATCGGGATGCGTTCACCCTGCCACGATGGATACTTCCCCGGATCGAGCAGTTGATCGACCATATCGCCCTGCTCGATGACCGTGGCGTTGACCACACAGGCGATGCTTGTGGTGTGCCCGGCCAACTTCATCACGGACTTGAGCAGGATTTCCAGCCGCGCCTGGCACTGGACGGGCGACCGGGCCGATTCGCGGGTCTGCGGATCGTCCACGATCACGAAGTCCGGCCGCAGTTGCTTCCCGTCCGCAGACTTGTGGCGCAGGCCCAGGATGGAGCCCGTCAGCCCCTTGCTCGTGATGATCGAGCCGGCGCAGGCCGACCCGTCGATGGCCGGCAGCACCACCGTGTCCTTTTTCCAAACGATGTGGGTGCGCCTCCCCCCGCACGTCTGCGAGTTGCACCGCTGGGATTTCCCTTCCAGCGCCCGAACCGCATGGCAGACCTCTGGGAAATCCTCGGCCAGCGCGTCGTTCTCCGCGAGCTCCAGCTTGATGCTCGTGATGGCCTTGTCGGCCAGGCCGGCCTCGGCCGCGAAGATGGCCCCGAACTTGCGATGCCCGTAGAGGATCGCCCACAGGAGCGCGTTTTCCGAGATGGTGGATTTGGCGAACCCCCGATACACCGCGTTGACAAACCTCCCCCCACGGACGATGCAGTCTTGGATTCGGCCGATCACCCGCTCGTGGTCTTCCGAGAACGGCGACAGGCCGGTCGAGAACGGAAAGTAGGTCGCGAGGAACTTCGCCAGGTCGTTGCGGCACGAGTCGCGGCGCTCGCGGTTGACGATGGGCGGCACCTGGCCGATGTCGGCCCCCTTGGCCGTGGTGGCGCGGCCGCGCTCCAGCGTCTTCTCGCGGCGCCGCTCGATTGCTTCCTTGCTCTTGGTTGCCATCAGCCGGCCCGCCTCATCCACCAGTGACACAGGAGGGCCGCGTCGGCACGGCCATCGTCTTTCACCCGCGCAAAGAGCTCGGCAAACCGCGGCCACAACCGGGCTGCAGCGGCCCGGTGCTCGCCCTTATCCCGGCTGACGTTCAGCTCCTTCGTCCACACCTGGGGCCGCACGAGTTGCACCCCATGCCCCATCCCGGTCACGACACCCTCGGCCAGACCGAAACTCCGGCCGAACGAGAAGGCCGACGTGGCCCCGGTGCCCTGCACCCCCTGGACGTGCTCGATCACCACCAGCGCCGGCTCGGGGCCGACAAGCGATGCCAGCAGCGGCGCGCTCACCATCCGCCGGCCTCGAATCTCCACCACCGGCATATCGTGAATCACGAGGTCGCTGCCGGTCACGATTGCGATGGCACCGCTAGCGCCGGGGTCGATGCCGATGATGCGACTCATTCGTGCACCTCAGTCAGCCGAATAGACCTCGCAACGCCCGAGTCCCACGTCACCAGACCGTCACGCCGCAGCCGCATCAACTTCTGATACACGTCTGTCTTCGTGGAGCCGATTGCCGTCGCGATCTCGGCCATTGACGGCCCGTAGGCTGGGTGAAGGTTCCTCGCGCGGCGGATCGCCACGACAACCGCCCACTGCTCGCTGGTGGTGCCTTCGCTCTTGGCCGCGAGCACTGTCTGAAGCATTCCCATGATCGGCCCCCTTATGCGGCATCCGGCCGGCCGCCTTGGGAGCGGCCGGTGCGGTCGTTCAAGTAGCGGCACAGGCGGAACGCCGTCGCCATCTCGATCTTGCAGTCGTGTGCCTTGGTCGCGATCAAGTCGCGGATGGTTTCGTACTCGCTCGGCGATGCCATGCGGATCACCTCCATGAGCTCGGCCCGCAGCCGTTCGTCCTGCTTGGCGTCGATCTCGACCGTCTTCCGGGGCTCGGCCTTCGACGTGCGGCCCTGCGCCGCCTGGTAGACGCGATGGAGTTGCCGGTACTCATCGAGAATCCACTTGAGTTGCGGGTAGTTCGTGTCGTTGCCGCGCTTGACGTTGCGGATCGCGTCGTAGAGCAGCGCCTGGTCGAGCGCACTCAGGTCATCAGTCCAAAGTTTTTTCTCCTCGGGCTTGAGCTCCATGAGCGGCCAAAGCTCGTTGATCGCGCGGCGGTTTTCTTCCCACGTCCTCACAGGTTCCCCCCTGCCGGTTGCCGGCGGCGCGGCTTGCTCTCGGCCTTCTGGGCGTCGAACTCGCCGGCCAGAATGCGATCGACGTACTCGATGAACCGGGTCAGCGCCAGCGGGCGATCGAAATACTCGCAACCCGGCAGACGGGCCAGCGCGGCCTCGGCCTTGTCGAGCCAGCCGGGGGTGCCGGCCAAGGCCGGCCAGCCGGAGGGGGCGTGAGCCTGCCCCCACGGGATCGCCCGCTCCGTGGCGTTCCAGCGGGCCGAGAACTCATCCCAGCCTGCTTCCGGCTGGAGAGACACCGCACCGCCCGCGGTGTGTGTAGTGTGTTTAATTCCTTCTTCCCGGAGGGAAGAAGGATATGAATTTGGTGTTGGAGTTGGATGGCATCCGTTTGGTGTGCGTTTGCCCTGCGTTTGCTCTGCGTTTGCTCTGCGTGACGCATACCGTGCCGAGGCGGCCTGTTTTGCCGCTTTTACCCGTTGTTTTTTGAGGTTTAGGCACCGCTCCCGGTGCTGCTCCAGGCGCAGATTCCGCCGCTGGCCGTCCTGGCCGACCGGAAACTTACGAAAAAGTAGGTCGGAAAATGCTCCAAATCCGGGCGACAATTTCTCAAGATTTTCTGCGTCTCTTGGCAGTCCGCCCTGATCCCACTGGAGGGCCAGGAGGGTGATGTAGTGGCCCCGCTCCTCGGCCGTCCAGCCGAACGTCCCCGTCAGGAAATCGCGGACGTAGAGGGGCATGAAAATGTCTACGCGATGCTCGTCATCGGTCATCGGGAAAGCCTCCATTCCCGCTCCAGGCATCCGCTCAGTCCTTGCACCTCACGGCCCGTCAGCTCGGCCAGCCCGTCTCGAGCCAGGTCGGTCAACCGTTTGCCAACCTCGTGCGTGAGCAACCCGCACCTGGCTCCGATCTCGCTGGCGCCGGCCGGCCCGAGGGCCAGGGCGTGCAGAATCTTCTGGCGGTGCGTTCGCACCGGGGCCGCTGCAGCGGCCTTCTTCGACGTTGCAGGGTCGTTCTTTCTGGCTCTCGCGCACATAAAAATCGGCAGCTCGCAGTTGGGGTCAATCCATGTACCCATTATTCGGCCTCCCTTGCCTGGAGTCGTTCGTCCAGTTCGCGGTTGCAATCACGAAGTACGGAAATCAGCATGCGCTGGCACTTGTCAGACTTCCGAACTTCGGCCAGCTCGGCACGAAGTAGGTCGTTCTCGGCCATCAGCCCCGCGATCGTCTCGCGGAGCTCGCGCCGGCTGCGGAAGAAACTCCAAAGCATCTGCATCTCCTTGTACGGTGCCGCGTAACGTGCGGCATACGGCCCCGGTCACACGTTGGAGGTCGTGCCCGAGGCGGCCGGTGATACCCGCGTCGACCGGCTCCGCGGCGAATGCGGACCAGGCTCGTATCCGCTATGGCAATCGCGTGCCTGTGTCATTTGGCGGCCTCGATGTCGGCGTGGTCCAGCACCCGCTGGCCGATCGCGCGCAGTTCATCTATCGCTGCCTGCCGGGCCGCTGACCGCGAGTCGTGCCACTGGCCGGGATACTCATTGTGCAAATGCCGTCCCTGCTTGATGAACGCAATGCCATCGAGAATTACCCGCTCTGCCTCCGAGATGTAGACGGTGTAGCCGTCTACAGTCTTCGGGTCGCCTAGCAGGAGATAGCTGTAGACCTTCATGCCATGCCCCCCAGCAACGAGGCCACGGCCAGCAGGAACGCGAACGGAATGTCATCGCCGGTCGGGGCCGGTGCTGCCGTGCGGCGCGGTGCAGCGGGAGGGGGCTTCGGGGCCGCGATCTTCTGCGACGGGCTCGGCAACCACTTCTCGACGTTGACCCGATCGCCGCCGCCCTTCCGGGGGCCGATCACAGTCTTGATCCGCACCTGGCGGCCGATCAGTTGCGCCTCATCCCACTCCTCCTTTGGCTGCGGCACCGGAACGCCGGCCGCGCGAGCGACCGCCTCCATCTTGCCGCGCCAGTGAGCAGCGACCAGCACTTCGACGTGCTGGTAGCCGGACACGTCCACGGTCACGTCCAGGCACTCGCCGGCCTCGTTTCCATCCCCCCGCATGAAATCCAGACGCTTCGACTCCACGGCGATGATCTCGCCGGAGTGTTCGCCATCGGGGCACATGGGGAGGTTGGCGCTGACGGTCTTCGGGGCGGCATCCGCCCAGTCTGGAATCCTCACGACTGAATCTCCGGGGTGTGTGTCGTGCCGGGCCGCACGATGCGGTCGGCATCTCCGCTGGCGATTTCCTCGATCTCACTGAGCGCCTTGCCCTCCGAGAGGCCGCCGGCCTCATAGATGTGCAAGACTTCCCAAACGCGGGCGATGCGCTTCTGGAGCTTGGCCTGCAGCTCGCGCCGCACCTTCTCGTCGGGCGTCATGCGCTGGCCTCCAAGGCCGCGGCTTCCATCTCGTCCCGGCGGGTGTCGATCAGCCCGTGCAGGGTCGCGACCTGCTCCGGCGTCAACTTGCCCTTGGCCGCCTGGTCATCCACCACGGCGCAGATGCGGCCCAGGTCATCCGCCGTGGACGCGGCCGCGATCCGATCCCGCAGCGTCAGCCGCGGAGCCGGCCCCTCGAACAGCGGCCGCAGGGAGTCGATGGTCATGGGCGACTCCTCCGGCAACCCGAAACGGTTTTTTGCGTCGTAGGCCGCAGACCGCTCTGCGTAGAGCAGCCGATCCTTGCCGCCGATGGCCTTGCGCCGGCCATCGGAGCCCTCGATCAGCCGCGTCTTGAAGTTGCAGAAAAGAACGGCGTCGGCCCACTCCTTGACGCCTGGGGCGATCCGCTTGTCGAGGTCGAGCTCGTAGCGGTCGTAGCCTTCGGTCAGGTCGGGCGGGCTCGTCCGCTGCACCTTGGCGTGCGCGATCATCACGACGTGCAGGCCAGCGGCCACGACCGCCTCGGCGGCTTCGAGCAGCTCCGCGAACTTCTCGGCCAACACCTTGTAGCCCTTGCCGTAGGGCCAATCCTCGATGCTTTTCTTGCCGGCGTCCTTGCAAACCTTCTTCTCGCAGGACGCGGCGGCCCAATCCACCGAGTCGATCACGACCGTCTGGAAGCCGTGCGTCTCGACGGCCAGCTCCCGCATAGACAGCATGAGGTCGCCCCACTCAGGGCAGGCCACGCGCGCCACGTCGAGGTGCTTGCTGCCGTCCTCGGTGTCGAGGAACAGCGGTGCCGGAAACTCAGCCGCCAGGGTGGTCTTGCCGATCCCCTCGACTCCGTAAATCACAACCTTGGCCGGCTGACGAACCGGCCCGCGAACGATCTTCATGGGCATCCGATGACTCCTTCCTCGTTAATCACTTCCTTGGCTTCGTCCAACTTCTGCCGGAGATGCGTAACGTCGCCGGGCACAGGCCGGTAGACGCCTCCGCAGCCAGGCTCGAGCCCGGCTACAGCAATCGCCGCGGCCCGGTACACGCGCAGCAACCTCACAATCAAATCACTCTGGCGAGCACGCATGCGCTCGTCAGTTTTCGTGCGTCTCAGTGCCATCCGTGGCCCCCGTGAAAAGGTGTAGGTCGATGCCGCGGGTATCGAGTGCATCGTCCCGCAGCACAGCAATCTCCCTCGGTGCGTTGATGCCCAGCCGCACGGTGCTGCCGCGAATCTCCACGACCCGAATCTCGATGTTGAGATGCGGCATCCAGATGGATTCGCCTTCCTTGCGGCCGAGCAACAACACGATTCCCTCCGATCCTTCCAGGCTCGTCAGCCGTGATTCGCCTGGGGCTTCCCGTCCATGCGGCTCCTCTGCCGCTCCCTCCCCCCGAAGTCCGTTTCGGCGGTTTCCTGTTTGCTCCACCGGGCGAGGCTGACGGCGGCCGCTTCCCGGCCGATCAGCCGCGCCAGTTCGTTCCTCGCGATCGCGATGGCGCGGCTGGCCTCGTCGGCCACCGTCACAACCGTGTCAACGAGGAACGTGTGCATCCCCATCGAGCTGGCGGCCTCGCAGGCATCGGCCAGTTGCTTGGCCGCCAGCCGAAGGTCATCGACGGCATCGCTCGTCAGCAGGGCGGCCGGCCGCGCCTGCAACGGTCGGACACCAACCGGCAAAAGTCCTGCGATGCGTCCATCGGCACCCAGCCGGTCGCGATGTTGCCGCGGGCCTGGCGTTCCCTTGCCGGCGACCAGTGCATCCGTATCGCGGATGCCCGCAGCATGATGAGGTACTCGTTTGGTTCGGGCGGCGCTTTTCTCTTGCTTGCGACTTCCATGTCGGCCTCCTCGTGAGATGACGGGGGCCACTGGCTTCCGTGCCTTCGCTCGATTCGCCATGGCATCCTCGCCTTGGGTTGCCGCCCGCGATGGGCGACGTTGGGAGGGTTTTTGCAGACGCAGGAAAAGGTGTCAAGGGCAGTTTTCGTGCGGTTGCAAAAAGGGTGTTTCCGCCATATCGTTCGCATGGTTGTTGCGGCCGCAGGAAAACGGCTGCGTCCTACCAGCACGAAGGAGCGAGCTGTGGCAGAGCACCGGATTATTCAAGGCGACTGCATTGAAGGGCTGCGAACCATTCCTGACGCCAGCGTTCACTGCTGCGTCACGTCGCCGCCCTACTGGGGCTTGCGGGACTACGGCCACGACGGGCAGATAGGCCTGGAGTCCACGCCTGAAGCCTACGTCGCCCGCATGGTCGAAGTGTTCCGCGAGGTGCGGCGGGTGCTTCGGGAGGATGGTACTTGCTGGCTGAACCTTGGGGATTCGTATGCAAGGACAGGAGGGTGGGCCAGCAACGACGGCCTGGATGGATGCAAGCGAGTAGAGAGCGGCAGGGCAAAAACTAACTGCAACAACGGCAGCGGTCAAAAATGCCCAGCAACGCTCAAAGAAAAAGACCTCGTTGGCATCCCGTGGCGTGTCGCCTTCGCTCTCCAGTCTGACGGCTGGTGGCTGCGGCAGGACATCATCTGGCACAAGCCCAACCCGATGCCTGAGAGCGTGCGGGATCGCTGCACCAAGGCGCACGAGTATGTTTTCCTGCTGACCAAGAGCGAGCGGTACTTTTTCGACGCCGTGGCCGTGAGCGAGGCGGCTTCCGGTCGTGCGCCTGGCAACTCAAGGCCGACCAAGGCCGGCCGTCAGGATGACAAGCGACTGCGAACGTCTGCCAACTTGCATCACATCGGCCAGCGGGAAACCCGCAACCGCCGTTCGGTTTGGACGATCACGACGAAGCCCTACAGCGGCGCTCACTTTGCCGTCATGCCATCCGACCTCGTGGAGCCGTGCATCAAGGCCGGCACCAGTGAGCATGGATGCTGCCAGAAGTGCGGCGCGCCGCACCAGCGCGACGTGGTTCGGAGCCGGGTGGCAACCCGGCCGGCTACGCACACAAAGGTGACGGGCGACCCGCTCGTGGACGGCAACCGCGACCCGCAGCGGCACGTCACAGAAACCACCACCACTGGCTGGTCGCCATCATGCCGGTGTGATGCCGGCGATCCCGTGCCTTGCACGGTGCTCGACCCGTTTGCCGGGAGCGGCACGACGCTGGCCGTGGCGGCTCAGTGCGGACGCAGCGGCGTTGGCTGCGAGCTGAACCCGGAATACGTCAAGCTGGCCTACGAACGGATCGGGAAGGCCCGCGAGCGTGTGTCGCTGTTCTGCTGATGAGGTAATCGACCGTGACGCCCAGCACGTCAGCGATCGCCTTGACCGTCGAAACCTTGGGGTCTGGCGTGTCCCCGGTAGAGATTCGGTGAATGGATGATGGCGTGACGCCGGACACTTTGGCGAGGTCGTGGATCGTCATGCCTCGCTGGGCGGCCAGGGCGTCTATCCGCGACCCAAGCCAGTTTCGCTTGAGTTCTCGCGGCCTTCCCCCGGCGTGTCTGCTGCTCACTGTCGCCATTTTCCGGCCTCCCATGCCGAATCCTTGCCGGCGTGGTCAGCGGCGGCAAAGATGCTGTTGAGCACCAGCCGCGGCGGCCCTTGGGCCGCTCGCGGCATCTGAATGGCGGGGACACCCCTCCACCGGCCGACCAACCGTGGAGGGGCTAACCCCTACAGGCGGCGCATCCGGTACTGCGGAGCAGGCCGTCCTTGCACGGAAGCGTGACCTACAAACAGGTGACGCTATGAATCTGCAACGCTTCTATGACGACTACTACCGCCCCCTGCGGCTTCGCGGGCGGTCGCCTGCCACGAGCAAGCTCTATGGCTGCACGATCCGATCCTTCGGCAAGTTTCTAGGGCGGGCGGCAACGCTCGAAGACCTGGGCAACGAGGTCGAGCTGGCCCGCTACCTTGAGCACCGCCAGGCAACCGTCTCGCCCTACTCGGCCGAGAAGGAACGGAGCCAGTTGATGAGCATGGCCCGGCTGGCAAACGAGCGGCGGATGATCCCATCCCTGCCGACGTGCCCGCCAAGCGTTCTGCCCGACCGGGTGCCGACTGCCTGGACGGACGATGAGCTCCGGCGACTGTTCGCGTCCGCGGCCTCGATGCCCGGCCGGGTTGGCGGTGTGCCAGCGGGAGAATTCTGGCCGGCGCTGATTCTGTGCGCGTTCGAGACGGGCGAACGGATCGGCGCGCTGCTGGCGGCAACGCCGGAGAACTACGGCCGGCCATTCCTGCATGCGCCGGCCGAATCGCGAAAGGGCGGCCGGCGGGCGCGCGTCTACGAGTTGTCGGCCGAGCTGTGCGACCGACTCGAGCGGGTGATGGGGCCGGATCGGATTTTCACCTGGCCCCACCCGGAAACCTACCTATGGAATCGGCTGCAGAAGGTACGGGAGCGGGCCGGGATCACTGGGAAGCGCATGGCATTCCAACAAGTGAGACGGTCGGCAATTTCTCATATTGCCAAGGCGGGCGGCGACCCCGTAGCGTTCGCTGGTCATGCCCAGGCGGCCACGACCAAACGGTGGTATCTCGATCCCAGGATGGTGCCTCGTGGGCCGAAACCGGCAGACCTGTTGCCGAGGCTCGATGCCGGTTAGGGGTGGTTTTGGCCCCGGCGAGCGCACGGATTCGATGTTGATGTGGA